GGCTTCACCTTTAGCTGTGAGAGCTGTTCCAACTCCTACTAATAGTGCTATAAAAAGCACTAAAACATACTTAATTAATTCATTTACTTTCATTTTTCTACCTTTCTTTTAAAATTAAACTTATAATTATTTTTTTTATCTCCAATCGTTATCTCGATTACCAATGAGCCAACCAGATCCGATAGCTGCTTTTTCGTGTGCGGGCGTCAAATTGTTGTAGCCTACTTTTACGCAAGAAGTCACCTCGCCTCCCTTTATTTCACGCCTGAAACCACCTGAAAAGATATATTGACTTGCGTTATCATTGGCGTTCACAACTTCTACAATTTTACCCTCAATTGATTGCAATTCGTAATTGAATGATTGTTGATTGCTGAAGATTATCAAGTCAACAGGGAAAGCAGCCGCATCTCCGTCAAATCCATATAAAGGTACTTCATAATATGTGACGCCTTTTAAAGTTCTGCTAATAAAAGGAAATTTAACAAATCGCCTTTCTGTATCGCCTAAACCATTTGTATAGAGTTCTGCATAATCTCCCTTAATTACCATTGTTGCTCTCTCTCGTGAACCAAAGATGCCACGACACCAAATTTCAGACGAGTAAAAGCGGTGTGTTCGCTTTAAAGCATTGTTATAGCCTTGATGATACATATCGCCTGCGAACCACATTTTACCATCGTTGCTAAAGTGAATTGAACCAACTTCTTTGCCTGCATCGTTCACACAAATAAGCTTTTTAAAACTACCTGTAACGCCTTTCACTTCTCCACTAAAAGTAGAGCTTTTACCAATGGTGATATTTTCTGCGTAAACAGATCCGTCATTGTGAACTCTAAAAGGTGCTTTAACGATGTTATTTTCGTTTGCACCCGCCCAAATTCTCACAGGATTTGCGCTGTCGTTCTTGCCGTTTAAGCCTGAATTTACTGCGCTATTCTCGTCAGATGCTCCAACTAATCCCGATATAATTCCGTCTTTGAAGTTGATACGACCAGCAATTACATTTTCGACTAAATCAAAGTAAGTTGAGCCGTCTGTACTAACGATTTTATCGGTTGTTATTCGTGAGGGCAAAACCTCCGTAAATCCGTATAGAGTTACAAAAGAGCGTTCCTCGTTTTGCTCGCTGTTCAAGACGCCAACTAAAAAGTAGTAATGACTATTGCCCTCTAGCTCTTTTGCATCCTCTGAAAGCAAGAAAACCGCCTTATCATCGGCTTTATTAGCTTTGATATAGAGATAATAACGCTTATCGGCTTCATTTAAATTTGCAGACGCAAATCTTTCTACCTCCCAAAAGCGATAATCGCTATATTGGTGTTGAGACTTAATCACCTTAATTCCAAGCGTCATATGTTGTATAATTCCTCCCTCCGCAATGAATGTTTTACTTCCGCTATCGTAAATAAAGCGGTGAGAAACCTGCATTAAAGGCGGTCTTTTAGCTGAAACAAACCTAAATTGTAACGATTCGTCACCAACAAGCATCGACATTGTTTGAATGGTTGCGGGACTAATGGAATCGCCAAAGTTTGAAAGCATTGCTTTTGTAATCATTTCCGCTGTTTCTTTGGCGTCTCTAAAGCGTCTTTTTGTGAATTGGATTGCCTCTTGATGCTTTGTTTCAACGCTAATTAAATCGCTTTCAAGAGCGTTTAAACGTGCTGAAACACTTGCAGAAATAGTCTTATTTGATAGCTCAATTTCAAGCTCATAAGGGCTATTAAGCAACGTTTTTACGCCTGTTATTCTCACAATCGCACCCTCTGCAATAACTTGTGGGTCGGTAAACAAAACCGAAGAACCTACTTTCAATTTGTCGCCTATATTCACCCACTCTCGCTTTGCCCACACGGGGTCGATTTCGCCTTTAAATGTAAACTTTGCATCCTCGTTATCATACATATAACGAATAGCAGTTCTTAGCATTTCCCATTCAGCTCCGCTCTTTGTCTTGGTGTCGTTGATGTAGCTTTGTGGCAATAAGCAATGAAAAATTGCATACTTGTCACCCACTTTAGGCGCAAAAACATTATTAGGCATCGAAATTCCGTCAATTTCTTGTGGCACAATTTCAAAGCGTCTAGCTTTCTTTTTACCTACTGCGTTGTGAATGTATTTTACCTCAAACTCACGTCCTGCAAGCATTCCCGATTGAAAGATAATAGTCATTGTTTCTCCAGCTATAAGGCACTTTGAGAAATCCAAATCTTGAGGTATCGTGTTATCCACGATGTCAAACCATTTGTTATTTACGCTTTCAACGCTAGAGCAAACACCAACCCTTGAGGGATAAATGCTAGTTGCATCGAAACTATCCTCTGCTAGGCTTTCATTTTGCTTGTCTACTCTTGTAATTGACAACCCTTGCTCATCGGTTTTATAAACTCGTTCAACTATACGATTAAAGCCTTGTTCATCCTCGAATTTAACTCCGTCAAAAGCAAGCGTTACACCCTTTGGAAGATGTAAAGTTGCGCTACCATATTTGCTCTTGTCGATGTTGCGCTCTCCTCCTTGTACAAATAGCACTTCAACAGGTGCTTTATCGCTTGCATTTTGGCGCAAAACACCACTTCTTAAGCCGTTATTATAGCCGTAAGAGAGTGGCAAAGGATTTTCCTTATTATACTCAATTTTTTTGAGCGAAACACGCTTGTTTTTTATCTCAAACTCGGTGTTAAACTCGGTCGCCATTTGCGTTAAAGCGTCAAAGCAATAAGCGTGGTCATAGTTGATTAATTTCTCTTCTCTTTCGATACATTCGCCAAGCGTCCAACCTTGCTCACGTTTGTTCAAATTATCAACTAGCAATTGCAAATGTTCCTTTGGTTTAGCTGTTAATGGAAACTTTAATCTGCCGTCTATAAGGTTTCTAAACTTCCACATTTTAGCCTTGCCAGCTTCGCTTTGCAATGTAAGTGTATATTCGTATCTGCGTGAATGCACTATATTTACATTTTCAGCTTTTAGCAAGGTGTATTTTGCATTATTAAAAACGCAATAACAACCTATTGGCAACTCAATGTGCTTTGCAAGATTGAACTTAATTGAAAGCTCATCTTCGCCCATAATTGTGCAGTAGTGATAACTAGTATCATCTACTTGCACATTTATTATTTCTCTGTCGTTTTTGTCGTAAAAAATCATACGCAAACAGAATTAAATTTTACAAACTAAAGTCCTCCATAACAGGACCATTATATTTCTTGCTTTCAGAAACTACATAACCCAGCTCTTGGATTTTATTCCAACCCTCAGGAGCTAGAAGCACGTTTGTATCGAACTCAATTTTACCTCTTAAATCCTTTCCACCAAGTCCAAGACTTGGAAGCAAATCCCAATACTTAAAGGTGTCATTTCTAAACCCGTAATAATGCCAAGAATTTTCATACTCTCCTTGCTCAAAAGGTGTCTTTTCATCTTTACAAATAGTAACTATTAGCTTCTTTAGACTTGTGCCAAATTGCTCACCAATAGTTTTTACTTCTGCAAAAAGCTCTCTAAGCTCATTGTTAGGATATGCTCCAACACCTATTTTCACCTCGAGTGTCTCTCCATTCGTATAGCTAAAAATATCACCAAAACGACTTGGAGAGCCTTTGAATGAAAGCGTTAAATGCTTTATATTTGCGTAATCAAACATTCTTGCAAAGTCTTGACCATACAAAACAACTTCTAAGTTATCTGCCGTAAGTCTTTTGAACAAACCCTCACGGCTATATTTGGGATTAAGAGCTAAATACTTGCGGTATTCGATAAGTGCTTCTTTTTCTCCCTCCTCAAATGGAGAGTTGAAAATATTTTCGTTGCTTTCGTACTTTTTCTCGACAATCATTCCCTTTAACACTTGCTCGGTTAAGCCTGTATTCTCGACACCATTAAGTAGAGTTTGCAAGGCGTTTGAATTATCGCTATTATTTGTCTGTTCTGCAACGTAAACAGCACTTTCGTCGAAGTCTCCCTCTATTAACTCTACATCTGTATATCCTTTGTCTGCAAAATGAGAGAGAATATCGTGCGACATACCTGTAATATTCTTAAAGCGTAAAACAGGGTAAATCTCGTGGTCAGCACGCGAATGTCTGCGCCAACCTCTATTATTTGGTAAGGCGTGCAAAACCTCAAGTGCTGTAGGTAAAGGACTCGTAGTGCCGTCAAATACTACTTCACGAACATAATCAAATGCGTCAAAATTCTTTAGTGTTTGCAACACGTTATCACCATATAAAATCAAACGTTTAATATCTGATTTTTGGAACATTCTTAAATCTCTGTCCGCTATAACTTCTGCACTAATGCAATCTAATCTAATTTCGTTAAATTCGCAATCATCTATTAGAATGCTTTTAACGTTGTAGCCTGTGGAAAACTCAAGTGGTGCTTCGTCTTCTCTTTGAACATACAAACTAAGATTTACAAAAGGATACTCCGCTGTCGCCTTTTTAAAGAAGTCTAAATAGTTCTTTCTATCCTCATCAGGAGCAGAGTTAATAACAGATGTAGGGATATTTTGAAACGTTCTTAAAGCGTACATTCCACCCTTAAAGAGAGAGATATTTTCCTCATCTATCATCTGCCCCTCGTTGTTCTCGTCTTTTAAACAACGCTTTGCAATATCAAGAATAGATTGCTCGAGTTCGCTCAATGGTTTTTCAACCTCTTTAATTACCTCTTTCTCGACCTCCCTAATTACCTCTTTTTCCACGATTTGAGGAGCTGGCATTTCAAGCGAAACAGCATTGCCGTTATCGTTCACAAGATAGACATTACTTGCTACGTTGAAAGCTTCTTGACGTATTCCGTCAGTGTTGTAGTCGCTATCCAAATGATAAAAAACAACCTCGATTTGAAGCTGTCCAGCTGTTAAATTGTGGTTGTCAAAAAACACTGTCAAAGAACCGTCATTCTCGACCTTACAATGGTTAAAATTACCTCCCTTTCTACCAGCTGTAAAAACGCTGAAACCACCCTCGACAGATGCTTTAATGTCGAAGTCGCAGTCATACCATTTTGCGGGCTTGCCGTCCTTTACAAGCTTCAAAGATAGCGGGAAATCACTCTTTTTATTTATGTGGATTTGTCCCTCTTGGACTTTTCCACATTGTCCTATCAAAATTTCAGACATAGTTGTTATTTTTTATGTTATGGTGCAATATTGCCGATAATAGTTATAGTTAAATTAAACTCAAGCCAAATCTTATCGGTGGGATAAAATAAGGGGATTTCACAACTTTTGTACACGAACATATACGATTGTAAATTATCCTTTCCTAGCGTTCTATATCCTTGCCTTGTAAGGAGAGAAAATAGAGCTTGCCAATTATTCCACAAGTCCTCCAAATTCTCCGCTCTCATCAAGCATTTCAAAGTAGCATCTTTAGCCGTTGGCGTTAAATAACCTTGCTTCTCATCATATGCTAAAGCATTACTATATTTTGAGCTGTGCAAAACGTTTTGTTTCACTTCAATAATATTGCGCAAACTCTCGTCTGTTCCTTGTAAAACTGCCACATCGAAATCTCTTAAATTCACTCCGTCAATTGTATAGCCTGTGTCAGGTAGCAAAGCAGAAGACACGGGATAAGAGCTGTTTTTAGTCATTTCCTCCGCTGTAAAATCGTCTGCAAATGCTATTGTTGTGAAATAAAAGCCATTCACTAAACTAACTGCGGTTTGCTTTATTAGGCGCAATTTAAACTCTCTTTGTAATAGCTTATCTTCAAACGTGTGATAAACGCTTCTTGTTAGATCTGTGACAAATTCCTCCAAATTGCTATCGCTACTTGCGTAAAAGGTTAAATTCACCTCTTTAGGCTCGAACAAAGGCTCGCTTAAATCAGCGTCAATGCCCTCTTGTTCAAACCAATCATTGTATAAATATGCTTTTCTTGTGGGATATTTGAGCAAGTCATTTATCCCACCTTGCGCAAGCAAAACGCCATAGCGCAAAAAAGCATCATTTCCATTTATATAAAGTCTATTTTCAAACATAGTTTTACACCATTTTTACACCCTTTATCGCAATATCGTTTAGGCTGTTTTTTATTTGGTTTGAGTTGCTTTCAATCTTAACCAAGCGTTCACGCATTCCGTCTGTCTCGCTTTCGATGTGCATCACAGCTTTTAAAAGTGCCGTTGTATTGCTCACAAGCATTTTTGTATTCTCACTAATCGAGTAGGTGTGTCCCTGTACTGCGGTCATACGTCCGTTTAACTCGTTAACGCTGTCTTGAGAAGCCGTTGCAATACCTTTGTTTGCCCCTGTTCTTGTCGCATCATCAGAGAACAAATTAAAGCCTTTTTTCGCTGCCATTTCTTGGTAACGTTGCATCAAATTATTATAATTACCTTGTTGCGATAAAATGCCCGTTGTCATTGTGTCGAGAATATTTACATATTCCTTGAATTTACTCTCCTCGTTTAGCGTTAAATCTTTCATAACGTCTTGCATCCGTGTATTGGCTTGCTCGATTATTCCGCTAAACATTGTTGAGAATATCATTTGCTTGCCAAAGCTCTCGAGCATTTTTTGAACGCTTTTATTGAAATCCTCCGCTGCCGATGTGCCGTTTTTAAAGGCGTTGACTAAAGCGTCAGACATCGAGTTTCCCAAATCTCCGAAGATACCTGTAAGGTATTCTTTAACTTGCTTTGATGCCTCCTCTGCTTTGTTGTACAAATCAACAATATATTGCAATGTTTCTTTGCCTCCGTCTTGGAACTCTCTAGTATTAATAATGCTTTCAGCAAGTGTCTTATTAAACTTTCCTGATGCATCTATCAACTCGGGATAAGCATCTAAAAGACTTCCGTAAATATCACGACCTTTTCTAAATATACCACCTTTTTGGTGTCCTGTTTTTATGCCAATATCGGCAAGTCCCGCAAATGTTTTCTTAAGGTCATTTCCAAAGCCTTTGAGTTTTTTGTTCACCTCCAGATCTTGAGCAAAACGCATCAAGCCTAGCGGGTCTTTTGGTATGTGTAGACGGCTAAACTTGCGTTGTTGCTCAATTGTTCCCTCGATTGCGCTAGCATAGTCTGAATAGGCGTTTTTCATTGCCGACACAGAATTAATAGCCTTTTTGTAATCGAGGTTTCCAAAGATTGTATTTGCCCTCTCAAACTCTAGGTTTTGAGCGTGCAAAGCAAGATTATAACTGCGTTGCTGTGCAATGGTTTCTTGACGTATCTTCTTTAGTGCTTCTGCGTGTTCCTTGCCAGCTTGGAAAGCCTTTGTAATCCAACCGATAGTTTCGCTTGCAATAGCTTGAACACCTCCGAAAATACCACCTTGCGCAAAGCCTTGAGCGATATTGCTTGCGCTGTTCATTGCATCTGTCACGCCACGCATCATATCTGCTAAATTCTCATTTCCAGCAGCCTCGAACAAATCGCCTAATTTATTTGCCATTCCTCCGATTAATTCTGCCGATGCAGCGGCTGAACGACCAACTTTTTTAAGCTTTTCTTCCAACCCTTTGTCCTTATCATCCTTAGAGAATAACTCTTTTACATCGCTTGCTAACTGCTTAAATGGGTTGCTTTTAAGAGCTTCTTTCTTTAAGCCGTTGAATTGCTTTGTAATTTCTTGTATCTTCTCGGGGCTTGCTTTAAGCGTCTTTAGCTGTTCAGCCGTGAAACCAAAATTAGGCGTTATATCCTCCGATGATGTGTTTTTTAAGTAGCTTAAAAGCTCACTAGTTTTAGCGATTATTCGCTCTATTTCTTTAGTACTTTTTTCGCCAGCATCCTCGAATAACTCTACAAATAAACTAGATGTTTCTTTTAACTTTGATACCTCCTCATCGTTTACTCGCTTTAACGCTTCTTTGCGCTTTGTTTCAAGTGCTGAAATAGCTTGCTCCTTAGTTGCAATATCAACAGGCAAAGCGTCTAATTCCTTGCGTTTTTTGTCGTATTCCTCGTTAATTCTAGTGCGTTGCACTTGGTAAGTTTCAAACTCTTTGAGTAGCTTATCTTGCAAATCCTTTTCTGCTTTTTCTTTGCTCTCAACTGCTACTTTTTCATATTCTTTTAATATGTTTTGTTGCTCCGTTGAAAGGCTCTTTGTATCTAAATTTAGAGTTAAGCGGTATTTTTCCTCCTGCTCCTTTGTCGCTTTGGGATTTTTATTTTTCCACTCTCTTAACTTGTCTTCCTCAAGTGCTGAAAGCATCTCCTTACGCTTCTTTTCAATAGATAAAATAAGCCTATCATAGTTAAGCTCTATTTGCTTCTTTTCTTTCTCAAAGCTGTCTTTCTCAAGGTCGATATTCTTTTGTCTTAAGTCTAGTTTATCTTCCTTTTCTTGCTCCGCTAGACGCTTTAAATACTCCTTTGAAAGCTTTGCTCGCTCTGCCATTTCATCGGCTAATTTTTGCGCATCGCTTTTACCGCTTTTAGTTTTTTTATCAGCGTTTTTATCGTATTTCTTTACGCCTATTTTTTTAAACTGCTTATCAGCTTCTATGGTTGCATCTGCTCCAACATTTGCAATCTTCTCAATATCCTTTTCTAATTTCTTCTCTTTTTCTCTCTTAGCCTTGTGAGCTTTTTTTTGAGCTTCTAGAACTCTACCTAAATAATTACTATTATTATAAGTTTCACTCTCTTGTAGAATAATATTGCCAAACCTATCTACTGTTTGTTCGTATTTTTGAGTATCAGGCTTTATATTTTTCACCTTGACAGGAGAAAGTTTCACTTGTATAAGTTCTTTTTGCTTCTCCTTTACCATGTCAAAAGCGGCAGCCGCTTTTGCTTGTGCCATAAGTGCAGCAACCACGCTAGACGAGTTTTGAATGAGATATTTATTTGCATCATTCACGCCACTAATCGCAACGCCTAAAGAGTGAAAAGCATCTTGATTATCTTTTATATACTTCTTTTGTGCTTTGAAGTTATTTCCAAGAGCTGTATATTCTCTTTTTAGCTTGTTATAAATGGTTATTTGGTCAGCGACCTTATCTGCAATAGCCTTATTGAACTCTTCTTGCTTCTTTACCGCTGCATTAAAAGCATCATTTGCAGCTTTTTTAGCTGCATTGGCTTTCGCTGCTAAAGTACCGACAACTGCTACAACTGCAGCTAAAGCAGCCGCTATCCAACCCCATACAGGAATTGCACGAATAGCAGCACCTACAGCTCTAAAAGCACCTGCAAGAGTAAAGTTTGCTAATGTTCCAGCACTAGCAGCAGCAGCGTTTGTCGCCTTGCTAGCTGTGTCAAGATTTTGCATTGCAATAACCTCTTTTGAACCATTGCTAGACGCTTGCTTTGCTGTTGCATTGCGTGCCTCTGCTGCGGTGTTTACTTCTTTTGCTGCGGTGTTTTTAATTGTTTCTGCTGTCTCTACTGCTTGCAAGGTGTTTCCCTCTGCAACGACCTTGTTATACCAGCGTTTTAAGCCATTGATAGTAAC